CTCGGCACACTCCATTTTCTCGTATTAAGAGTGTTTATGCCGACATCACTGTTGACACTGCTAGGGCTATGGGCTATGTCACTGGTGCTCAGAAGCACGACGAAGTGTTTGGTTTGTTAAAGCGAACCACCACTCCAACCACGATTTACAAGAAGCAAAAACTTGATCGGAATGATATTGTTGACATTACTGATCTGGATGTGGTTGCCTGGTTGAAGGCTGAAATGCGTGTAATGCTTGATGAGGAAATTGCTCGCGCAGTATTGGTGGGTGATGGTCGTGCAGCGATGTCAGAAGATAAGATCGATGAAACTTGCATTCGCCCAATCTGGAAAGATGATGCGCTTTATTCTCATAAGTTGCAACTTCCAGCGACCGATGATCTCCCAGCAGAGGTTATGGATAAGGTTATTCTAGGACGTGTTAACTATAAAGGATCTGGTAGTCCAACCTTGTTTACAAGTCCCAGTTTCTTGACCGAAATGCTTCTGATCAAAGACAGTCTTGGCTATCGTGTTTACAAGACAGAAGCCGATCTTGCTGCTGCTCTTCGTGTTTCCAAGATTGTTGAAGTTCCTATCATGGAAGGTCTGCATCGTACTGATACTCTTGAGTATGATCTTCTTGGCATTATCGTTAATCTCTTCGATTACACGATTGGCGCTGATAAGGGTGGTGCTATAAGTATGTTCGATGATTTCGATATCGATTATAATCAGTACAAGTACTTGATCGAAACTCGTTGCTCTGGTGCTTTGACTATACCTAAGTCGGCTCTTGTCATCGAGCGCGCACAATAATTTAAAGGAGCTCTAACATGGCAAAGTTTCACGGATTGATTGGTTATGTTAAAAATGAAGAAAGCGAAACTGCGCCAGGAGTGTATAGCGAAGTAGTTACGGAGCGTCCATGCAGTGGAGATATTCTTCGTAATACGAAACGTTGGGAAAATGGTGATAAAGTCAACGATAATCTAACTATTGATAATAGGTTTAGTATTATTGCTGATGAATTTGCTATTAGTAATGCTCGAGTTATGCGGTATTTGAAAATAATGGGGTCTTCTTGGAAGATAACATCGTTTGAAATCCAGAGACCCCGTATCATTTTAATGGTTGGAGGGGTGTACAATGGGAACTAGAATCGAACTGCAAGACCTTCTCGAAACAGTATTGGGTTCTAGAAATGTATATTTCCAGCCCCCTCCAACTTTACAAATGCTATATCCGTGTATTGTCTATAATTTAGATGACATGAAGACTATATTTGCTGATAATAATCCATATAAGATTGAAAAACGTTATTCATTAACAGTTATAGACAAAAATCCTGATAGTTCAATTCCTGACAAAATCGCTTTACTACAAAAATGCATATTCGATAGGCATTTTGTTACTGAGAACCTTAATCACAATGTTTTTATAATTTATTTCTGAAAAGGATAAAATGAAATGACTCGACTCGTTTGGGATGATACTGGTAAACGTTATTTTGAAACCGGTGTAGATAAATGCGTTCTGTATGTTATGGATGTTAATGGCGCATATCCTTTAGGTGTTCCATGGAATGGTCTAACGGCAGTTACAGAAAGTCCTGCTGGTGCAGAACCAACAGCACTGTACGCTGATAACATTAAGTATTTGACTTTGATGTCGGCTGAAACATTTGCCGCGACACTTGAGGCTTATACATATCCGGATGCATTCGCAGAGTGTGATGGATCGGCTGCTCTTCATCCGGGTGCAATGGTTGGTCAACAAACCCGAAAGCAATTTGGTTTAGTCTATCGTACCAAATTAGGTAATGATGTTGGTGGCCAAAATCTTGGTTATAAACTCCATTTAGTTTATGGTTGTTTAGCCTCTCCATCAGAAAAAGCATACGCTTCTATTAACGAATCACCAGAAGCTATTACTTTTAGTTGGGAAATTGCCACTACTCCAGTATTGGTTACTGGTTTTTCACCAACATCTCTACTTGTTGTTGATTCAACTAAATCGACTGTGAATGGACTTGCTGCTCTTGAAGATAAACTGTTTGGCGATGCAAGTTCCGGCGTTGCTGCTCTTGTACTTCCTGATGCAGTTCATATTCTGCTAGCAACTACTTAAGTTTTAATTAAAGGAGCCTTGGATATTCCAGGGCTCCTTTATTCAAATTATTAAAAATTGAAAGGAGTTTTTTATGCTTAAAAAGACGATCAGTTATACAGATTTTGATAACAATGAACGAACTGAAACCTTCTACTTCAACCTTACTCAGGCTGAAATTGCTGAGATGGAGCTCTCAACAAAAGGTGGTCTCGCCGCTAAGATTAATGGTATTATTGAAGCTCAGGATAATGAAACTATTATCAAATTGTTCAAGGAAATCATCGGTAAAGCATACGGTGAGAAATCTCCGGATGGTAAATACTTTGTAAAAAATGATCAACTTCGTGATGCCTTTATGCAGACACAGGCATATAGCAATTTGTTTATGGAATTAGCTACAAGTCCTGAGGCTGCAGCTGCTTTTATTAATGGTATTGTGCCAGCTGCGAGTAATCCACCGCCTAAATCATAGAAAATTATGAGGAGACTAGAGATGTTGCAGATAACTATTCCTGCTGCAGAGTTATGGAATGAAAAGACTAATGAATTTGTTAAAGTGAAAGAACAAGTTTTGCAGTTAGAACATTCTCTAGTCTCCTTATCAAAATGGGAGTCAAAGTGGTGTAAACCGTTTATGTCAAAAATGGAAAAGACTTCCGAAGAAACAATTGACTATATTCGTTGTATGACAATGAGTCAAAATATAGACTTTGATGTATATAATGGTGTTACTAACGACATTATTGAGCAAGTGAGTAATTATATCGAAGCCCCAATGACTGCTACAACGTTTAGTACTAGTAACAAAAATGTTATTAATAAAGATATAATCACAGCAGAAATTATTTATTATTGGATGGTTGCTCTTAATATACCCTTTGAGTGTCAAAAGTGGCATCTCAATAGATTACTTACACTTATTAATGTTTGCAATATCAAGAATCAGCCTTCTAAGAAAAGTGGTTCGAAAAAAGACACATATTCTCGTAATGCGGCTCTTAATGCTGCTCGACGAGAGAGTTTAAATAGTACAGGTTAATATGATCACTATTAAACAAACAGGAGACTTTCGTAATACGGAAAGATTCTTTAGCAGGGCTCAAAAATTAGAAATACGTAACATTCTTGAAGGATATGGATCGAAGGGAGTTAGTGCACTATTTATAGCGACGCCAAAAGATACAGGACAAACTGCTGCTTCATGGAGTTATAAAATTGAAGTGACTGGTAATAGTTATTCTATAGGTTGGTATAATTCCTATGAAGAAAACGGTATAAAGCCAGCATTTCTTATTCAGTATGGGCATGGAACAAGAGGCGGCACATATGTTCAAGGTATTGATTATATTAATCCTGCTATTGGCCCTATATTAAATGATATTTCGGAAGCTATATGGAAGGAGGTGTCTAAGTTATGAGCAATACTGTAGATAATCGTGCTGTTCAATTAGGATTTGATAATAAACAATTTGAAAGTGGTGTTAAAACAAGTATTTCTTCTCTTGATGCTTTAAAAAAGGGATTAGATCTTAATGAACAGGCTAAAAGTTTGCAAAAACTTGGCGAGGTTGGGAAATCATTTAATCTAAGTCATATAGCAGATGGCGTTCAAAATTTATCTAATAGATTCTCTACTTTTGGCATTATTGGCATGACCATTCTCCAAAATCTTACCAATGCTGCTATCGAGTTAGGAAAGAAATTATGGACTGCCCTAACTTCTCCAGCAAAAAAGGGTTTTGCTGAATACGAAATCCAAATGAATGCTATTCAAACAATCTTGGCAAATACTGCATCAAAAGGTACTACCCTTCAGCAAGTTAACGATATACTTAATGAAATGAATCTGTATGCCGATAAAACTATTTATAACTTTGCTGAAATGGCTAAAAATGTAGGTACCTTTACGGCTGCGGGTATTGATTTAAGAACCGCTGCAGATGCTATTAAAGGTATTGCTAACTTAGCCGCTGTTTCTGGTTCAAATTCACAGCAGGCTGCCACAGCTATGTATCAGTTATCTCAGGCTTTAGCATCCGGTACAGTGAAACTTATGGACTGGAACTCTGTTGTTAATGCTGGTATGGGTGGAGAAGTATTCAAAAGTGCTCTTATGGCAACTGCTCGTGTTCATGGCATTGCCATTGACGATATGATTAAAAAAGAGGGCAGTTTTAGAGAAACACTCCAAAATGGTTGGTTAACCAGCGAAGTTTTACTTGAAACATTGCAAAAATTTACTGGGGATCTTTCCACAGAACAATTAAGAACGATGGGTTATACTGAAGAACAGATAACCGAAATTGTTAAACTTGGTGTAATAGCAAATGATGCTGCCACTAAGGTTAAAACATTATCTCAGTTAACTCAAACAATGCAAGAAGCAATGCAATCGGGATGGGCACAGACCTGGCAGATTATTTTTGGTGACTTTGAAGAAGCTAAATCCTTTTTTACGTATTTAAGTGACACCTTTGGTGCTCTCATTCAAGGTTCTTCTGATGCCCGTAATAATATGTTAAAAGGTTGGAAAGATCTTGGTGGACGAACCCAGGCTCTTGAAGCTCTTAAAAATGTAATAGAAACAATTATTAGTATTGGAAAAGTATTTGGTGATACTTGGGATCAAATGTTTCCTAGTACAGGTAAAGCTGGTCAAGGACTTTTCAATGTAACTAAAATGCTAAGAGATTTTACCGATGTTATTAGAATTGCCGTAACTGGTAGCGATAAACTATCAACAATTTTTGGTGGATTATTTGCTATTTTTGATATTGGAAAAATGGCAGTAAGTGCTTTACTTGGAAGTTTTGGAAAACTTGATACGAGTGGAATAAAACCATTACTTACTACTTTCGTTAATTTTTTATATACACAGTCATTGTATTTATTAATGGTTAGATCTCTAATAAGGTCAAACGATACTTTTGGCGTAGCAATAGAGAAGGTAAAAGGATACATTGTAGGAACCAAGAATGCTGTTATAGAATTTGCAAATAGAGTAATTATCGAATTTAATAAAGTAAAAGGCCAATTCTCTTTACTAGGAGATAGTCTTAAAAAGGCAGTAGAAGGATTTAAGGAAGGTTTTAAAAATGCTTTTGATTTTAAAATGGCTGATACGAGTGGGGTTAGTACTTTCTTAGATAAACTTCATATTCGTTTTGCTCCTTTAGAAACTCTATTTAAATTTGTATCCGTTATAATAGGTGGTTTAATTAATCTTCTTGAAAAATCAGCTCCAATCCTTTTAGGATTAGGAACTTGGTTGGGAAAGATTTTAGGTGGTCTAGGAACAGCAATAATGAATGCTGTTTCTACTCTTGATTTCAATAATTTATTTGATAGTCTTAATGCCGCTTTTCTTGGAGGTTTCTTAGTAGCTCTTACCAAATTTGTATCCGCAGGTTCAGGAACTCTTAAAAGTCTTTCGGGTATGTTTGGCGGAATTACTGGCATTTTAGATGGAGCTAGAAAAAGTCTTGAAGCTTATCAAAAGAATCTCCAATCAAAGACCTTATTAAATATTGCTATTGCTATAGGTATACTAGCTGCAGCATTATTAGTTTTGTCATTGATAGATTCAAAGAAACTTACAGTATCTTTAGCCGCCGTAACAGGGTTATTTGCCGATTTAGTAATATCAATGGCAGCACTTAATAAAGGTGGTACGGGCGTGTTTGGCGCCCTAGGATTATCAGCAACTCTTATAGCTATGAGTTTATCCCTTTTACTTTTAACGGCTGCTATTACTAAACTAGCCGCCATTGATCAGCAAGAACTTGGAAATGGTTTAACTGCATTAGGATTCATAACAGCAGGTCTTGTAGTGTTTATGCGTGCAATAGGCACAAATGCGATAAGTTTTACAAAAAGCGCTATTAGTATTATCATTTTAGCAGTTGGTCTTAAGATATTAGCTGGCGTGGTCGAGAAATTAGGCTCTATTGACGTTGGTGCTTTGCGAAATGGTCTTATTGCCATAGGAATAGTTCTTGGAGAACTTGCGGCCTTTACTCAATTGGCTGGTAAGAATATAGGTGTTGGTAGTGGACTTGGAATCGTTGCTTTAGCTGGTGCCGTTTTACTAATGTCAGTAGCTGTTGAGAAATTTGGTAAAATGGATGTAGGTGTTTTGAAACAAGGTTTGATAACAATTGCTGCAGTTTTAGCAGAATTGGGAATTTTTATTCGATTAGCAGGTAATGGAAAAAATGTAATTATAACTGCTATTGGAATGACTATTCTTGGTGGCGCTATGCTCATATTTGCCGAGGCAATAACCAGAATAGGAAATCTTTCTTGGGAACAAATAGCCAAAGGTATGGCCGGAATGGCTGGAGCCTTATTGCTTATAGTTGCTGCAGTAAGACTTATGCCAATGAGCATGATTGTTACTGCTGTAGGACTTGTTATAGTCGCAGAGGCAATTCGTATTCTTGCCACTTCAATAACTACCATGTCAAAAATGACTTGGGAAGAAATCGGCAAAGGATTAGTTACATTAGCGGGTGCATTACTTATAATAAGTATTGCAATGTACGCTTTACAAGGAGCTATTGGTGGTGCCCTAGCGTTGATAGTAGTTGCAGGAGCTTTGAGAATACTTACTCCAGTACTAGTGACGTTAGGATCAATGGGTATTAAAGAAATAGCTATAGCATTAGGCGGACTTGCAGCTACGTTTCTTCTTCTTGGAATTGCTGGAATGCTTATAACTCCAGCTGTTCCTGGATTACTTGGTTTAGGTATTGCTATAGCCTTAATTGGTGCAGCAGTAGCCTTAGCTGGTGCTGGTTTATTAATGTTCTCAATGGGTTTAGCTGCTCTAGGTGTATCAGGAGTAGTGGGCGCTACGGCTTTTGTTGCGGTTGTAGGAATACTTCTTGGCCTAATACCATTATTAATTACAGCACTTGTAAATGGAATTATTCTATTTGCACAACTAATAATTCAAGCAGCACCTGTAATTGGACTAGCTTTAATAACGCTTATAGCAACATTATGTGCTGTTATTATTGCCTCTGTTCCGCCAATGGTTCAGGCTCTTACAGTATTATTACAAGGATTATGGTTACTAATTAGACAGCAAGTTCCTCAAGCAGTTAATGCTATATTGTACGTGATCGGAGAACTCTTAAAATCATTAGCAGCGAAGATACCAGAATTTGTACAATCTGGTTATGATATCTTGATAGGTATTCTAAAAGGTATTCGTGATAATATTGGCGATGTTGTAAC